AATCTCCGGCGTTCAAGGCATCTCCGTCATTATCTAGTGTCGGATCAGATGCTTTTGCTCCTAAGTAAGTATCATCAAAGTTATCAGCAGCTAATTCAGCAGCAGCCTGTGCAGCCTCAGCAGCAGATTGAGCTGTTTCAGCAGCAGTCTGAGCATTACTTGCATTGGTTGCAGATGTTGCAGCATTACTTGCAGATGTAGATGCATTACTTGCTTGTGTTGTTGCTGTACTAGCAGATGTCGCTGCATTGGTTTCTGAAGTAGCGGCAGCACTAGCAGAACTAGCAGCAGCAGTTGCAGACGTAGAAGCAGCACTAGCTGATGTTGAAGCAGCACTTGCACTAGTAGAAGCATTTGATTCAGAAGTTGCAGCATTACTAGCACTAGTTGCAGCAGCACTAGCTGAGTTAGCAGCGTTACTTGCCTGAGTAGAAGCTGTAGAAGCAGATGTTGCAGCGTTAGTTTCAGATGTGGCAGCAGCAGATTCACTAGCAGCGGCAGCAGTTTCACTGGCAGCAGCAGCAGTCGCAGAAGCGGCAGCGGCTGTTGCACTAGCTAATGCAGCACTAGCCGAGCTGGTTGCTGAAGCAGCATCTACAATTAAATCATAATAAGAACTATTGGCATTACTAGACAATGGCTGAGAACCACTAGAAGTGTGAGCTGTATTAACAATATAAATGTTTCCATTACTAGTATCTTTAACTAAATCTCTTTGAACATAAGCTGTACTTGCAGCCCAATTACCTCTAAAGTTACCTACTTCTTGTGAGAAAATAAGACCATTTCCTGTACTATTAACAGTTAAAATTTTATTTGCAACTAATTCAGGGAATGTTAATCCATAAGCAGTAGATGTTGTTGCTTTAGCTTTTAGGGTAAAATTAAAATCTCTTTCATTTTGTTGCATCATAGCAACAATTTTGTCTAATTCTGTATTAAGTGTTTCAATAGGAAACGTACCTGAGTTAGGAAAATCTGTACTTCTAGCTATAGGAAGATCTCTATAGATAGTATATTTATCATTAAGGGTTGCACCAGCACCTAAAGTAATAGAACCACCACCAGTTTCTCCAGCACCAGATACTGAATATTCTGTAACTAAAGAGGGATTGGAAGATTTAGTTAGGGTAGTATCTACACCACCAGCATTAGTATTAATTACTACTATATCATCATCATCAAAGAACTCGAAAGGAACAGAAAAAGTTGTTTGACCAGATGTAGCTGTATATTGTACTCTAGGGCTGGTGTCTGATATTGTTATACTCATTATCTTAGTACGTCTTTCTCCATTTTATCAAAGATAGAATCCAAAAACCATACATTCTGGAATGGTAATAGTCTACGCACATTACGAGCAGTGTGATGATTGTATTTACCTGTACCCCAAGTCCAAGCAATATCAGCAATATTGGCTATTTGACTAGCTGTTGGACCTAGTATATCAGGCACAGGATTATTAAAGAAATCTCTATAAGTGCCATATGGTTTTTTTGCTCCTAGTAATGGTCTTAATCCTATCTGATTATTACCTAATCTTTCAATAGCATTATTAACATCTGAGTATATTCCACCTATACCTGATCTGTCAAATGCGTCTACTATCTTTTGACCAAATGGTTTTTTACTATAATCTCTATCAAAGGCTCTTTGTCTAAAAGCATCTACAGCTGCTCCAGCAGCTAATAATAGTAATACCCCTTGTAATTGATTCATATCTTTTTCTTGTAATCCACGCATTAACATTCTTTGTGTTGATGCCATACCAAACTTTTTAAACTGAGCTATCATTCCACCTACTTCAGTATTAGCCCATAAAGGCACATCACCTTTACTTGGTGTAACAATGTCAATATTTACTTGTTTACCTATTGCATTGTTATAGGCTTCTTTTGCAACCTCATCAGTCCATTCATCAGAATTAGCTACTCTTAAATATTTATAATCATCTCCTAATTCAGTCCATTTAGTTTTACCACCTTTTCCAACACCATGTTGTTGATATTGTTTTAGTATTCTTTTAGCCATAGCATCATCAATACCTAAACTTAATAATCTAGCTCTATCTACTTTGCTAATACTTCCAGCTGCTAATTTTTCTACAGACTCAAATATTCTAGTTCCATTAAAGAAACTAGCCATAGATTTAACAGCTGTATTCCAAGGGTTAGATAAATTTAAGAATGTAAAATATAGATTACCAACCGAACTTAATCCTCTTTCAAATTTATTATAAACACCAAAAGCATCTCCGACATCATACATACTCATAGCACGAGAACTATTCCACAGATCCATAGCTTCACCACCTAATTGAGCAGATCTTTTAGACATATTAAATATCTGTTTACCCATGTTAGAAGTATATAATTCCCATGATGTTCTAAATGTTTTACCAATACCATTAATCATAACTAATCTAGCAGTATCAACTACTTGAGCTATTCCTGTTAGCATACTAAGAGAATTATATAATTTCATCATTCTAATGCCTCTACTAATAGCTCTATTAGGATCATCAGCTAAACCATAAGTACCTCTAATTAAATGAATAGAAGCATCTAAATCAGCTAATATTTCATCTTTTCTTTTAGCTAAATTATTTTTTTGTTTAATTGTTGGTGCAGCTGCTATAAGTTCATCATATTCATCAGCTATTTGTTGTATTCCTACAGTATATTTTCCGTCTGGTTTCCATTGTGTACCTAATCCTAAAGGATCTCCAAACACCTTAGTTATTTCAATATCTGGAACAACTTGGTTAAAATATAGTTTTTGTAAAGTTTGTATGTCTGTTTCAATATATCCAGCATTAACAAAATCTTCTAAGTTAATATCTAAATCTCTTGCAAAGAATCTACTAGATATCTTTTCAATCTTTTCTGGATTTAATTCTCCTTTAAGTAATAAATCATCAATTTTATCATAAGCTATAACTGGTTGATATTTTCTAAATGATGCAACTATTTTTGCTAGTTCTTCACCTTTCATTTCAGGGTATCTTTTTTTAATTGTTTCTCTTAATAAATCACTAAATTCTTCCCAGTTAGCTTCAATCATATCTCGTTTCCAAACGATATTGACATAGTTCTTTCTAAGACCTTCACCACTTTCAAACATTTTAATTCTGCTTTCTAGTCTTGCAGTTATTTTTTCCCATTTAGCTAATGCTTCTTGACCTTTAACAGTTAGTCCTCTTGTTGCAAATTTTTCTCTAAGACTAGCTGTAATTTTATTTGCTTTTTCTAAGTAAGCTCTATGCCAGTTTAAAGGCACACCAACGTCAATATATTCTTGACCTAGTTTTTTATAAACAAATTTATCAACTTCTATAGCAGCTTGTTTAGCCTGAGGTATATTTTTATTAGGTAAATTCATTTTAGCTAAGAATATTTCTTTTCTAAATTCACTAGGAGATAGTACGTTTTTACCTCTATTTAATTTTACTCCTATTAATTTTTCACCCCAGTTTTGATTTTTAACTCCCATAGATTTTAAATAATCATTATAAAGATTATCAATGGCTTGTTCAGCTTGGTAAATAATGTAATATTTAGACTTTACTTTTCTTTCAATACTTTGTTCTGTAATTCCTCTTTTAAAGTTTTTGTTTTGCAATAATGGAATTTCTAATACTTTTTCTATATATTCTTGAGATGCTGAAATACCATTGTTTAAAACTCTAAAAACAGGATTCCAAGGTCCTTTTTCTCCAAATACACCTAATCCTGTAGATTTAATTTTATTAAATTCAGCATAATCTTCATCTGTCATCATCTTAGCTCTTTTGTTTTGAGCCGCACCAGCACTACCACTCATAGCTACATCATCTGCATCATCTAACATAGATGCACTTTTATCAAAATTTTTAGCTGCATTTTTTCCTTTAATGGTAGGAAACAAACTAGGAATAATAAATCCACCAGCAGTAATTAAAGCTGATTCTCCTGTGGTTCTTTTATCATCAAACAATCTTTTAACTTGTTCTTCTGCTGCTATAACTCCACCTACTTTTCCAGCTCTAGCTAAACGACTTCCAGTCATTAAAAACTGACCAGCTTTAGTAAACATAAATAAACTAGTAGGATCTGTAAAACCACCTAACACTCTACCCATAATGTAGGCTGGTGATCCATATCCTTTTTTTAGATTTTCTTTGAAATCATTAAATAACTTAGTTGCATGTGTTTGATTTTTGGCTTGAATAAAATTACCAATTAAATTTTCATATCCAATAAATTGAGGATCTGCAAAAATATCGTATTCATCATCTACTTCAAACTGTTGTCTGTTTGTATTAAACATATAATCAACAGCAGATTTAATTCCAATAGCAATAAGATTTTCATCTAAAAATCCTTGTCCTACATTTTTAAAATCAGCTAATAAATCTGTAAATTGATAGTTAGTACGAGGGGTAATATCTAGGGTTGAAGAATAAGCCTTACCTGTATTAACAAAAACATCTCCCATTATTTAATAACATCAGGTGCATCTTCATATTTTAACTGTGGGAATTGTGTACTTTGACCATTAGCCCATGCAGATATTAACTGCCAGTTATTATTAAATCTTTTGTGGATTCCACCTAATCCTTTTTCTTTGTTAGCCATTCCGTCATTATATAATTCTTGACCAATAGTAGGTTCATATTGATCTAGTTCAGATCCTCTAACTGCTCCTGTTCCTTCTCCATAAGGTTCAAATGATCCTAAGTATTTTTCATCTCCTGTTTCCATATAATTTTTAAGAGCTGTTTGAAATCTATCTCCTATAAAGTTTGCATTAATATATGCCATATCTGTTAATGCAGCTGCTAAGAATGTATTTCTATTATCATCTAATCTTTCTCCAATAATGTTTTGCACTAATTGGAACTTTTCATCTAATATTTCTATGAACATTCTTTGAGCATCTTCCATAGATAGAAATTCTTCACCTCTAAGAATTTTTTCAAAGTTATATCCTAAATCTTCTAATCTTTTAATATTAGCTTTTCCACCATCTGTATTTGGATTAATAGAAAAACCATAACCAATAGTAGGATCTCCTTTTTCTCCTGTCATGTAATCATATAACTCTTGAGTAATTTTAGAATTTTCACTCATAGTTTTTACATCTGGACCACCTAATATATCAGGGGTATATGATCCTCTAAATCTAGGATCGTAAACAATACTATGGAATCCACCTTCCCATTTAGCTGTATTGTCCATAAATATATTATTAGTTTGTAATCTTGCTCCGTCTTTACTCATTTGAAATACTCCTGAATATTTAGCTGTTTTGTATTCGTCTTGATATAATTGTTTATTTTGTTCATATATTAAAGACTCTTGTTGTCTTTCTTGTACTATATCTCTTAGTGATTCTGAGTCAAATTTAACATCTGGTAAAAAAGGTGTTTCTTTAAAAAACAGCTCTACATTATCCAAATACTCCTTACCATAATCTATAGCACTTGCTCCAAAATTAAATATAGTTCTTACTGCATTATTAAGCATAGGTGTTTTTCTAATATCAAAACCATACTTTTTTTCTAATCCAGTTGTTTTGTCTAAATTGTCTAATCATCAAAGACTTCTGCTTTTACTCTTGACAAAGTATCTGGTCTATATTTTTTTATAGTAGATTGAGGCATAAAAGACACTTCAGGATTGTTAGGATTAGGTATAGCGTTCCAAATTCCATCACCATCAATATCAGCATGGATATGGTATTTAGGCATTGGACCTTTTGATCTTTCGTCATAAGTAAATTTAATTCTACCATTACGGATATAGGTATATAAATTATTAGAATCTAGCCAATCTTGTGTTAGCCCTAAATCATTTCTTTCTCTTTCGCTCATACCATAAATTCTATTTAGAATAGTATCTACTGCATCATATTCTATATCTTCTTTGCTCATTCCCATATTTTCATAAGTTTGATAAATTGGATATTTAACTATATTAGCCATTATTGTACTCCGTAACCTCTATTACCTAATGTTGTAAAACTCATTTTAATTGCTTTTTCTAAGTATTTTTCTACATTATATTTGTTTACTTCTTCAGCTTTAATGTAATGATTATTTAAATACAATCTTATTAAAGGTGTAATTTCTTCTTTAACCTTATCTATATCTTGTTGAACTAAATCATCACTAGTTACTTTTAACCATTTAAGAGGACCCCAATTTATTAATGGTTCTGTTAAATATTTTTCTGTAGTAATACCTATAGGTGTTTTGCTATGGATTCCAAAATGTTTTTTTTGTTCATCTTTAATAGCTTTAAGAATCATATTATCCATATCAATATCTTCACCTAATAAAATACTATCTATTTTAAGATCTATTTCATCTCTTACAGAAGAATCTTTGTTTATTTTAGAAAAAAAGTATTCAAATGCTGATTGTTCTGAAATACCCATAGGATCATTTTCTGTTCTAGGCATTTTGCTAATCATATCATGTAAATCCATTAATGGTCCTACCATTTCTGATTCTAATCCGTCTATTGCAAATCCAGCTCTAGTTGTTAAATAATTAACAGTATAAGCTATTTCAGCTAACTGCATACGATCAGCTTCTGTTTTATAATTTAATCCTTTAGCTGAGTTTATAAATTCATTTAACTCACTAGGAATAACACCATTATTAGATGCAAACTGA